GCAGGCGCAGCAGTTCCACCAATAATAGCAATAAGTGCGATAAATCCATCAAGATTCATCAAAACTACATCGGGTTTCCATATACCCATACCAACAACTGCGCCACAAGAAAGTAACCAAAGATAAATTGCAGGCAAAACAGTGCGTTTTACCATTCTATCGTTGAATGACATACTCTTTGAGCGAGAGTTAGCACTACCCATGATTTTTCGACTGTATGTGTGTCTTTTAATCATTATTATTAAATTACCATTTGACTACCAGTAATTACTATACTAATAAATCCTATACCTGTTAACATTACTTTTTTAATCAAATCAAAGCCTTCTTGTAAAACTTTATTCTGAATGCGCAATTCTCCTTCAAGTCCAGCAAGCCTTGCTTCTGCTTTTGATTGCGCTTTTACAATTTGCGCAGAAAGAGTTTTTAAGTCCTTTACATCTTCTTCAAGACTTTCAACTCTAAACTCTAACACATCGTCAGACATCACATTTCACCTTCTCTCGGCAATTCGCCAGTTGGTGTTCTTGTTCCGCCTTCTTTTCTGGTATCTGCGCCTTCTTCGACAGGAAGCGCAACAACATCAAGGGCTTGATTTAGCGTTAATACGCCTGCATCATACCCTAATGTGGCTCGACGCATTTTGTCAAGACGAGTTTCTTCATCAACTGGTTCAAACACAAGGTCAGGTAAGTCAGATTTTACATGGTTAATTTTTAACAAATTTAAGTGCGCAGAAAATAATTCCATTACAGACTGTCGCAAAATGCTTTGTATGCGTCGAATTGCATTGCTTGCCCATAAGTTTGCAGTATAAGATGCCGCAAAAGTGCTACCTTTCTCTTGACCGGCTGCTGTGCGTGGCACTTGTAAAACTGCTGCAATGTCTGCATTTACATTGTCAAGGAATGATGTTGTGTCGGGTATTGCGCTTCTTTGGTCTATATGTTGTATCTTTACATAGTCTGGAAAAATTGGCACTTGGTCGCCACGAAGCGACTCCATTGTGTCAATTACTTGATTCATAATGTAAAGCAGTCTATCTCTTTGCTCATCGGGGTTTTGTATGTGCTTTACTGCTTCCATATCAATTGTAATAAATTGTTTTGTCATTGCATCTTCAATAGCAATTCTGTTGTTAATACTATTATACTTTGCACGAATGGCTTGCTTTAGTGCTGTAAAACGGGATGAACCCCAAATACCATAAGTTATCCTTGCTTCGTTATCTGTGAACCAATTACTTCTGTAATCCATGCGTATGTGCAATATTTCGTCTGATGGAAACTCTTGCATTGTTGTTTCTCCTTCACGCAAAAAATACCTTTGCGGTTCGATAACAGGGTCATTTTCATCAGCAGTTGCAGTTCTATTTCTATCGTCAAGTATTGTAATTTGACCTATCGGTAAGTTTTGCACATCAGTTATACCTTCACGGCTTGTTCCTACAAGTTTATTGACATCATTTCCATAAACCATAAGATTTCTCATAGCATTAATAAGAATATCATCAAAATCTATTTTATCAATCATTTCTTGTAAAGCATTTCTAATTCGTGCATTTTTTGCGCTGCGCCAATTGATTGTATAATTGTTAGCAGTTAGCGATACTGCACGCACTGCACCATTAAGTTCGGGGTCAAGTTTAAGCATTTCGTCAAAAAGATAAAAGTCATTATCAAAGTTAGAGTCATCTCTTAACTGATTTGTTTCATTTACAATATCCGACAAACCTGCAATCATAGTGAATGGGCTTCTGTGGCCTACATTATATCGTAAGTCACCTTCAAAGGCCATAACTACTTTTGGTTCCTCATTTTTCGATGGAGATTTTTTAGAACCAAAAAAGGGAAATCGTGCCATGTTGCGTCTTATGAAGGGTTATCTCTTAAAGGTATTCCCAAAGAACGATAATAAAACACGAAAAAGCCACATAACATTGATAGCGAATGAATAATTTAATAATCGGAACTGCCACATTAGTAATACTTGAACTTCTTTGGTGGACTTGTGTATTATTTATTCTTTTTACGAGAAAAAAAGAATTGAGAAAAAATAAATGGAAAGCAGTCATGCTTTTATCGTTTATTCTTTTAATTATTCTAATAGTATTAAAATTATTTAACTAAGAATAAATAGCGGGCTTTTTTTCTAAATACCTAAGAAGAAATAAAAAAATAAATAAAACAGGCTTTTAGTAAGTTGATTATTTCTTTTTTAATTCTTTCAGAGACCTAAAAAGAATTAATTTGAGGGAACTATTAAAAGGTAAATGCTCTTAGGTAATATCAATGAAGTCTGACGAGTATAGGCAGGTAGTAATTGAGCAAATGAATAACTATGATGGTAATGTTGCTGCATTCGCAAGGCATATGGCCGGCATTATTACAGATATGAACCCAGAAGCACATCGTTGGAGACTACGAATACTAAAAGAAGATGAACCAGAAATATTTACAGATATAGAAGTTATTGACTATAATGCGCATATTCCTTTAGAGTTTGAAGGTAGCAAATTAGAATTAGCAAGACTTATGAACAGAAGGTTTCCAGAAATTTCTTGTGTTGGTTGGGAAAATAGAATTAGACGAGCCTACGAAAGAAATGCTATAACTAAAAAAGAAACTCCACACTTTATTGTTGAACACTTGAAAAAAGAGTCCGGTAGTTTAGAAAGTCTTTGGGATGCAGTTGAAAAACAATCTAAAAAGGCTATTTTGGCAACAGAAGATGCTCGATGGGCTACAATTCATGTAAATGATAGTGATAGATATATTGGTATAGCATTTCAAAGCGACCAACATATCGGCAATCCTTTCTGCGACCATGAGCGTTTGCGCAAAGATACAGAATTAATTGCTAAAAATCCCGATTGTTATGTTATTCATGCCGGTGACTATATTGATAACTTTGTTATTGACAAACCACGACCTGCTATGAAAGCACCAATCCCCCCTTCTATTCAGTGGCAACTTTGCGAACACTATATTAATATGAGTAAAGATTCACTAATGGCTATTGTTGCGGGCAATCATGACCTTTGGACTGCCGGTATGACAGATTATGACCCACTAAAGAAACTTGCTTCCAGTAATGGAATCTTATATCATCCTTATGAATTAAATATTAAATTAGTTCACGGCGAAGTAGCATATCATTTATCAATTAGACATAAGCGCAGAGGTAACTCAAATCTTGACCCAAGCCGTGTTGTCAAAAAAATGTGGGATGACGGAGAGTGTGATTTTGATATTGGGGTAATAGGACACCACCATACACCTTCTGTTGTGCCATTTACACGACATGCAGTTGAAAGATGGTCTGTAAGACCGGGGGCTTATAAAATTGTTGATTCGTTTGGAGAAATGTGTGGTTTCCCAAGAGAAAGACCAACAAGCCCAATAGTAATTCTTTGCTCTAAGACAAGAGATATTCAAGCATTTACAGACCTAAGACATGGTTTAAGATTATTAAATACACTTAATGGGAGAGAACCTAATGCCTATATGGATGAGTAACGACAAAGAGTTGCGATTTGCAGATATGGGCGAAGATTGCGTAGCAGTAAATATGTTTCTTTCAGATGAAGACTTAATACTCGGCGTTATGCTAACAAGAGATGAAATTGAAAACTTAGTGTATAAGTTAGCAGAATACTGCGGAATCCCGTTTTTTAATAAAGGAGGGATAAATCTAAATGGTTCGCTTAATGACAACCTTTCATCTTGAGCGTAGTCGCTATGATATACGCCATTTTTATGAATGGCTTGGCTACAAATGGGGCGACCATATAGGTGAATGGTTAGAATTATATGGAAATACCGAAGGTAAGCAAGTTCATCGTGTTTGTATTATTGCGCCCAGAGACCATAGTAAGTCAACAACTCTTCGTGTAAAAATACTACACATGTTACTTTTTGAAAAGTGGCGTGGCAAACCTTTTACTATTTGGTTATTTTCTGCAAATAAAGACCTTGCTATGAATCGTCTTGAAGAAATACGCCAAGACTTAAAAAGGCATCCCGAATTATCTAAAAAAATAGATACAACAAAAGGTAATAGATTTGAATTGCGCTTAACAAACGGCGCATGGATTAAGGCTACATCAGTTGGTTCTGGTATTCGTGGTGAGCATCCGGCAGCAATTGCGCTTGATGATATTATTGACGACCAAAATGATATGTCTTATGACACATACCAACAGTGGTTTAGAAAAAAACTAACACCTATGCTGTCACCTAAAACTTGTTTATTCTGTGTCGGAACACCAATGTCTATGAATGACCTTTACCATACTGAAATGTTAAACAACGACGCATGGGAAACATGGCAAAAAGGCGCAATTGTAAATTATGATGAGTGGCGCAATGACCCAGACAATGAAAAACCTGTTTGTTTATGGCCTTCTGAAAGACCTCTTGAGTTTTTACTTGAGCAAAAAGAAGCAATTGGAGAGTTGGCTTTTGCGCAAGAATATCTTTGTAAGGTAGTTGACGACGATAGCGCAGTTTTCCCACAAAGCATTACCAGAAAAAATCTTAGTATGGATTCTATACTTCAAAAAAATAAATTACATGAGGGCGATTATGTTG